TATAAGAAGATTAGAATCTTTAAGAAGAAAAACTTTAACTACTAGAGGAACTAGAACAAGACAGCTTTATGAAAAATATTTAAAGTCTGAAAATTATAAAGAAGCTTGGAATGATAATATAGCAAACGTAGGCTACAACATGGAAGTAGCTATGGATAATATTTTAGAAGTTACAAGTAAGTATAAAAATAAAGAAGAATTACAAGATAAAATAAATTATATACTATTTACAGATTTTAGAAGTCCAACATTAATTACAGGTAAAGGTGGAATTACAGTTGGTAGAAGACAAAAACAAACATTTGAAAAAGAGTTAAATAAACTACCTGAAGATTTAAGAGAACCAGTTAGAGAAGCTAGAGCTTTACAAGATAGATTATCTAAAGAAGTAATAGATACAGGTACTTTAACAAAAGCACAGAAAGAAATATATGAAGACCAAACAGGTTTTTATGTTAGACGTTCTTTTAAACTTTATGAAGACCCTAATTATATACCAGCAAATAGTGTAGTTAAAGAAGCTGAAACTTTTTTAGCTAAACAAATAAAAGATGCTAACCCTGATTTACTTGATGAAGAAGTTTTATTACGTGTTGATGCTCAAATAAAAGATATATTAGATGTATCAGCAGGAAGAGGTATAGGTCAAAGCTTAAATAAATTTGAAAGAATTAGAAAAGAAATACTAAAAGGAAGACAAGATATACCTTCTGAAATAAGAAGGCTTATGGGAGAAGTCACAGACCCAACTCAAGCTATTATACATTCTACAACTAAACTTGCTAACTATGTAGAAAATGTAAAGTTTTATAATGATGCTTTTGATGGCGGAGCTGGTATTTATTTTAGAGAAAATAAAGAAGGTATATTTAAAGAAGTAATACCTGAAGGATACGGTAAATTATCAGGAAGATATACTAGCCCTGAATTATTAAAATACTTTAGTAACTATAAAAAAATTAGTGAAAGAATATTAGCTGATGAAAGTACAGGTGCTGGAGCTTTATATAGAAATGTTCTTATTTTAAAAGGTTTATCACAGGCTGCTAAAACAGTTTACTCACATACTACTCACGTAAAAAACATAGCTGGTGGAGCCCAGATGTCTTTAGCTAATGGTATTAATGTTTTTGATGTTAAACAAACAATAAAAATAAGAAATATTTTAAAAGCAAAAACTTCTAACAATAGAGAGCTTCAAAAGTTTCATGAAGAGTTAAGTTCATTAGGTCTTTTAAACAAAGGTGTAGTAGCTAGAGATTTACAAGGATTAGCTAACGATTTAGGTAAAGTAAAAAAAGGTGTTGTTGCTGGTAATGTTCAAAAGGTATTTGATGCTAACATCATACCTTATTATTCTTTTAAGAAAGGTAAATTTACAACAACTTCTGTAAGTAGGGCTGGTGAAAAAGCTCAAAATGCTTATATAGCTGAAGATGATTTCTTTAAGATTAATATGTATCTTAGAGAAAAAGACTATCTAACAAAAATGAATAATAAGCTTTCTGATGATTCAGTATATAAAATGACTGAACAAGAATTAAAAGAAAGAGCTGCAAGAATGGTTAGAGATACTTTACCTAACTATGATTTAGTTCCAGAACTTTTACAAGATTTAAGAAGAACTCCTGTATTTGGTAGGTTCTTTTCATTTATGGCAGAATCTGTAAGGATATCAGGTAATTCAGTTATGAATGGAATTAAAGAAGTTCATCTTGGTCGTAAGATGATTAAAGAAGGACAGAAAGAAGCTGGTAATGATATAGTAAAAAGAGGTGTAACACGTTTAGCTTCATTTACAGCAGTTGCAGGAGTAGGAGCTAAAGGAGCAGAAAAAGCAACTCAAGCTGCTGCAGGTTTTACTACAGACTTAGTAGATGCTGCTAAAGATTTATTACCTGATTACATGCAAAACTCAAATGTAATTGTAAGTGTTGCTCCTGATGGTTCTCCAGTTATAGCTAACTTAAGTAGTTGGGATGCTTATGACTTTCCTAAAAAACCTGTTCAAGTTATAATAAATAAATATTTAGCTGAAGATGTTTTAGATGAAGAAGGTTTAGCAAAAGATATATTTGGTACTATATTTACAGAAACAGTTTCTCCATTCTTAGGTGAATCAATTATCCAAGAACAGTTAAACAATTATTTTGTTAGAAATGGTAGAGATATAAATGGTAAACCTATTAGAAATCCATTTAACAAATTAGATGTATATCAAGACACCGGAAGTTTAATAACTAATTATACTACTAATTTATCTATTTTAATGGCTAGTGCTTTAGAAAGTATTACTCCCGGTTCAATAACTAGAGGAACAGATTTATACGAAACATTAACAACTGATACAGGTCAAACTCCATTTAATCAAGATATATATGAAGGACAAGCATTCTTAAAATTTGTAACAGGCTGGGGAATGCAACCATTAAATAAAGAATATGTAGAAACTGTATATGGCTTTAAAGCTAATAATTTAGTTAAGAAAAAAGGTCAATTAAGAAATGAAATATATTCTGCAATAGACGATGACTTTGATATTGATAGATTTACTAATCAATATATAGATGTTAATACTCGTTATTATAAAGAAGTTGCAAAGTTTAGTAAACTATCAGAGTCTGTAAGTAAGTTTAATGTACTACCTATAAAAGTTTTAAGAGATACAAATATGTCTAAGTCAGACATGGTAACTTTTATAGGTAATAAAAATTTTAAACCTATAGGTATAACAGACAATATGAAGTTACAGTTAGTAGATGCTACTCCAAATTATAGAACATTTATAAATGTGTATAAAGATATATTAACTATTGATGGCGAACTAAGTAAATTACCTTTATATTATAGTCCTGATAACTATAAAGCACAACAACAAAAAATAGAAGAAGTAAAAGAAACACTTAGAGAAAACTATAAAACAGGTGGTTTAGTTCCTAATGTACAAGAAGACCCTGCAGATAGGATAAACCCTTTTACAGGACAACCTTATTCAAAGCAAATGGATAGAATAGGTTTGAGTAAAGGCGGTAGATTAGATGAAATACTTGCTAAAAAACTATTTAATGTAGATGCAAAACAATTAAGACAACATGAGGCTGAAACAGCAGCTTTAGTAAATTCTAAAATAGATGAAGGTATTTTTCCTGAAAGAGGTAGAGTGCCTATAAATCCTAATACAGGTAATGTTGAAGGAAGGATTCCAGATGAAGAAATTTTTAATAAAGTAAATCATCAAAGACTTGCTTATAAAATGGGAGATAGTTTTATTAAGAAATCGGGATTGCAATTAAGAGAAGCTTTATCATTAGCTAAAAATGTAACTAAAAGAGTATCCGGAGATTATTCTAAAGATAAGTTTTTAAAAGAAGTACAAGATGATAAAATAGACTTTTTAAATAATAGAGTTGGTTTTAATTTAAGAAGTCAAAACTTAACTCCAGAAGAAGCTGAAAATCAAATTGTTCAAAATACAATAGAGGAATTTAATTTAGGAAAATAATATGAACGTAGAACTATGTAAAGAAGAAATAAAAAGACATGAAGGTGAAGTCCTTGAAATATATGAAGATAGCTTAGGCTATAAAACTTTAGGAATTGGACACCTCTGCCAACCGGAAGACCCCGAGTACAAGTGGGAAGTAGGAACTAAAGTACCTCAAGAAGTAGTAGATATGTACTACGAAGATGACTTTGAAAAACATTATATGGAAGCTATACATGTTTTTGGTAGCCAAGAAGATTGGGACAAGTTACCTGAAGTTATACAAAGAGTATTAGTAAACATGTGTTTTAATCTAGGAGGTTCAAGACTTTCCAAGTTTAGAAACATGTTAAAGGCTTGTAGAAACCATGACTGGAAAACTATGGCAGTTGAAATGGAAGACAGTCGTTGGTACAATCAAGTTGGTGGCAGAAGTAGAGAATTACAAATGATGGTATTAGGAGCCTGAAATGAAGAACGTATTAAAGAACATAGTTGGAGCTGTTGCACCTACATTAGGTACTGCCTTAGGTGGACCAATGGGAGGAATGGCGGCAAACATGATAGCTGATGTATTAGGAGTACCTAACACACCTAAAGCTATAGAGAAAGCTGTAGCAGATGCTACGCCTGAACAGATGCTAGAACTTAAAAAAGCTGAACAAGCTTTTGAAGTACAGATGAAAGAGTTAGATGTAGATGTGTTTAAGTTAGAAACACAAGATACTCAAGATGCTAGGAAAAACTTTAGTAAAGATTGGACTGCACGTATTATGGGTATAGCTACAGTAGGTGGATTCTTAGGATATATATTTCTTGTTACTTTACAACCACCCGAGCAAAACTCAGAAGCTCTTATAAACTTAGTACTAGGTTATCTTGGTGGTTTAGCAAGTGCTGTTATATCCTTTTACTTTGGAGCTTCTAACACACAGAAAGACTAATGAAAGACGGAAGATGGAATTGGTACGGAGAAGCCGAAAAGAAAAAGAAAAAGAAAGAATATCCTAAAGGTTGGTTTTGGTGTTCAGAACGTAAAGATTATTTTAGATATAAAGAATGGCTGAAGCTATAAATTTAATAAATGAAGTAGGCTTTCCTATTGCAGCAGCTTTAGGGTTAGGTATATTTATATGGAAACTTATCAATAGAATTATTGATGGCATGGAAAAGAAGCTAGATACTTTAGATGATAAAGTACAAACAGCTTTAGATACTATGGAAGAAAGAGTATCTACTAAGCTTGATAGTCAGTACGGTATTATTGTAAGTTTAATAGATAGAGTAAGAGCATTAGATAATCAAAGTATCAGGCAAGATGTTCTTTTAAAAACTTTACTAGGCGTACCTAACTTAGTAGATATAGATAAATTAGCAAAGGCAGAAAGAAATGACCAAAGAAAAGATTAAATTTG